CCACTCTCGCGTATACCAAATCATATGCCATGGTCTGCATAGCAAGTAGATCTTCGCGATGAAATCCCGCTTCTTGGGCCAATTCAAAAATATCGAAATGGCCGCGAAAATCATTTGGGATGGCATCTTCTGATCATACTTCCCATAATCTCCAGCCACGGCTCGATCGCTATCCTTGGACTTTGCATATTCTACCAATTCCTCCCATTCAGGACCAATGGCATTTATGCCGACCGCACACTCACACAATAGTGGATTAAGCATTAAAAATCTTATCATTGACAAAAAATACCGTCTCAAAAGAAAAGTGAAATACATGGGATTGGAATAAAAAATTCGACATTTCCCTTCTTTCATTAATACTTCATCCTTTTTGCAAGCCTTGATGGTGGGATAAACCCTTCTCCCACTGCGATACTGGTCATCGACATATTCCACAATTTCATAGAACTCATCCACCATGAACAATTTTCCTTCATCATCCCTATAGGCATATTCCATTTTTGTGCCATTTGCCGGAAAACCCATGGAACTTTTCATATTGATGGGGTTCATTCCCAACAAATTTCTAATTCCATTAAGGTTCTCGTCATCATCTAGCTTTCTTATGTTCCAATAGGCAACATTTTCATGATACCTAGCTATGAGTGGAGCTACATAATCCTCTCTTGCACGATCAACCAAAGCTGGTGAAAACATCCTAGCAGGCAGACGCAAATTTGCGTAAGCTTTCTGCCAGCCATACCAAGAAGGCACAGCTTGGGGTGGATGACTTTCCTTCTCAATCCCAAACAAATACTTCACTCTGTCCCTCCAAGGGAAAGGTGTGTACTGGGAACGAAAGGTGGAAACTCCATTTACTGAAGCAACTCTGTCAATAGTGCCAGGCGTCTCTACAAACAAACAAGGACTTCTGATGCTGGGTCCTTGGTCACTAATTTTCACGGTTTTACCCATAAAATCCAACAAAGGTTCTCCACCATTCGGTGGTAAAAATATCGCTGGATTTTTGGACAATTGCTCAATAGCGTCGTTCACATGTTCGACATTGAGATGACCATATCCACCAACCTTAGTACCTTGTCTGCCGGCCAAATGAATGCCAGCAAATATCGGAAATCTAGCCTGTGCAACCAAAGGGGCTCCACACAAACCGTTGAAAGTGTTTTCTGACAATTGATTGTAATAGCCGCCCCAGAATTTTTGGCCTAGTAAAGTCCTAATGTAATTCGGAGACGTAACTCCAGTGAAATCCAGGAAATCACCAGTTTTCTTTCTCCACCACATCTGAAAGGGGACAATGGACACAAATTTATCTGTCATCCATCCCCTCAAATCGCTGTGGCTTCCGGCACTTGGACAGTAGTACAACCGAATGTCGGAATCAGGCAACTTCACAGATTGAGATACATTCAAAGTGACCCTAACAACGTCCTTTCCTTCTTTGTACAAATCAAGTTCCAATTCATCTGCCTCTACACCATCAAACAAAGAATAGTGATAAGGTAAAATCAAATAGTTGGTGCTTATAAACACTACATTGGCCATTCTTGACTTGTGCCCTTCGCAATGCACTTCAGCATAGTAAGTGTTCTTTTTAATGACGTTAGATAGTTGAGACTCAGTGGTGGTTCTAGACTTGGCGCCAAAATTTGACACTGCCGTGCCTATCTTAGTCCAAATTGATTCCGTGCTCTCACGCTCCTTCGCGGTAGAAATGTCGTCCAACATTTGACTATCCACACGTGCAACCCACAATTGTCTCACCAATTTCAGGAAAAGAATAATGGCTGCTGATCCCTTCAGAACATTCAACGTTCGTTTCGAATAAGCCCATCTAGCAATATCCGACAATCGCAACGATGCAACTTCATATCTTTCAAGACTTAGTCTACAAAAAGTGAAAAGACTTCCTATCAAAATGAAAAATGCATCTAAAAGGAAAGCTGCACAAGACAAACCAAAAACAAAATGATTGAAACTCAAAATGAAAAAGAGCAACATCATAGTTCTAGGTATGTTGAAAAAATGGAAAGTGAAATACACACGCCGAAAACGTCTCGCACATTTGCCGATAATTAACAAAAGGAGTCTAGAAAAAACTCGCTCAATGTAAATCTCGGTATACTTGATTCTCTCGACAGTCATACATCTCATGGCCCATGTTTCAATCTGTTGCCACAAATCGACATAGCCGTATTGATTCTCCAAAGAAATTATCTGAGTGTAATCTCCATCAGTGTTTTCCACAACAAAATCATCATTCTTAAAACTTTCCAACACGTACTTTTGCAAATCTTTATGCGCAAGATACTTTTTGACCAAAAAGTTAATGGCCACGTATGTGGGAACTCTTGAATAATGAACTCCATCCTCATGCACTATCTTGTACTGACATAGGTCGTATTCTTTTTCCGGTTGAACTGCCTGCTCAATAGTGACTTGCCAAACCCGATCATCACATATGCGTGTCCTTGGAAACGCGGCATAAGAATCTTTAACCTTGTTAGCATCAATTTTGCCATTGGTTAAGAATCCCTCATTCACGTGCAAAGTTATCACATAGTTCATACGTCCTTGTATGGAGAAAGGTGAAGCTGACAACCTATGTGCATGCAAATTCTTCACATTAGTCGTAAGCCCAACCAAAACTGGTTCCATGAATATCTCACCTTTTTCCTCAACGGATGCCATATTAGCAAGGTAAGGCGTGTTGTTAATCACGTCGATCAATAATCGCCCCTGGACCTCGACATCCCTGGCTCCTTGTGTCATCTCGTTTCCAAAATCATCAACATTGAAAACCTTCATGTCTGATTTCCATCCATCAAAGTATTCGCTTCCTGTAGTCTTTGTGAAACGATATCGCATGTCAGTCGACTCACCGGCACTCTTAAGCAAAATAGTTTGCAACTCCTTCAAAAATGTAGTTTTACCCACGCCAGAGGTGCCGTAAACTTCAATCGCAAAGGGCCTCTCACGCAGTTCAGAAGATTTCAATCGTATGGAAAGATTCTTTCTCATCAATTCCAAATCACAAATTTTCTTCTGCAGAACTTGCGTTGTGTACTTGTCACATAAAGGGCGCAACAACTTTGCTTTCTCCAAGGTTGAAGTGATCAAAGCCTGATAGTCATTAGGTGAAATATTTTGTAATTTTTCCAAATTCCCAGACTCGGCATATTCACTCAAAACCTTGCATAAAACGAAATTATCATCCAAAGCGCCAAGTTCGCCTGTATTATACAAGAAACTCTCCAAACTTCCTGTCTCATAAGATATAGCACAATTCTCCAAAAAGAAAATGCCAACATCCAAAAGACCAGTCCAGAAATCAATTGCATTCAACACCTTTACATTCATGTGAGGCAAATAATGCCTCAACATTTCAATCTGATCACTAGCCGCCTCTTTGTCAACAAAGACTGCTGTGACGATTAGCGATAAGAAAGTGGCGATATTCTGTGACAATGGACCATTCTTAACCAAATTCCAATTGGATCGAATGTTCTTGATTTGTTCAATCCAA